CTCACCAGATGTAGCGGACCTACGCGGCAGTCCAACGCCGCATGATCCGCACACCTTTTGTATCAGCTTTGGCAGTAGTCACAGGATCGTAACCATCTTCGGTTCTGCCATACTGCGAGCGCCACCACTGAATATGTCGATAATTGTCATACTTCTCCGACAACTCAACACGTTCAAGTGGGCCAATCCCAATGCTAGCAACTTCGGACCTCTGAAAATGGAGGTGAGTTGCGTCCTTAAGAACTGTCCGTTTAGGAAAACTGGACATGTCCGTATGGACGGGTAGATCATTCATTGGAGCGTCGTACCTATACGAACGCCTTGGTAAATGATTGTTCCTTGGATTGGGATGGTACACCGCAAAAGTAGTTTCTCGGTCCTCTGTGAAGAGAATCGGGTTAACTCCGCGGGCCGCGGCGAGATGCCACGGCTTAGCTTTAGCTTTCATCTCAGAGTACAAGACTTGTTGGATTATATGACGACGGAGGTGTAAATATCCGAAATCATATGCCTGATTTGCCTTGTCAATAAGACTAGCGACAGCTTCTGTACCTAACCTCTGGTTGAAGAATTTGGTTTTGTAAATAAGGGGAGTAACTTCATCCCCGTTTACGTAGTGCGTCCCGCAAGATTCACGGTATGCACTGTCACCTGTAAACGTCTTCTCGACGTTGACGGTGAATCCAAACGCTTCGAGCGCTTCGATGACGTTAGACGTAATAGCGTTATCCACTACTAAGTCGTCGCCATAGACGTAGAATGTGCGATAAGCTTGGTGATGTAACGAATTCCCTCGAACGTAACACGCCACGTAGGCGTAATCGAGGTCTATATCGTCCAGAGCACCTGGCACACGCCAGTCTCTACGGTATAGCGTTGCAATGCTGACCATAAGGATAATGGCCGTATAGAGTGAACTCTGAACTGGGAAGCACAGCGCAGAACCCATTGGCGCAAACTTTTCAGTTTTAACGACACCTACGGGCGTTAGGACACTCCGAGATCTTGTCTCCTCTAAGTAACGAAACACATGAGGAGGGTAAGCCGCCTGAATAAGACGTAGCAATACGCTATCAGACGCTGACTTCAGATCAAGTGTATCTAGTTTTCCATTTAAGGATCCCTGTCTACTCCCTCTCTGATTGAACCGTTGGTCTTTAAGATGCACATGGTTTCCCATGACACCTTTAGCCATATGGTCCTCATACCACAAACGAACCGCCTGCTGAGCCCACATAAATACTATGGGTATCATGCAGATGATCCTACTGGTTTTCCAGGTTTTGGGTACAAAAGTCAGTCTCGCACTACAAGCTACTTGCCCCTCTTGGGGTAGGGGAGTGTCGCCATCTGGTAAGGGATGTGTGAGGTCCTGGTCGCTTTCACGTACCAGGTCGAAGAGTTTCGGGTCTAACTGAAACCTTTCGTTTTTACCCTCGGTCCCCCAAACACCTTTCTCAGCTACTGACCCACTGCCATGTTTAGGCAAAAAGTCAGATGCTTCAAAATCCCGATATAGCCAGTCCAAAACAACGGACAGGTTCCGGGTTGCGTCTGGTAAAACCAGCGTAGCTAGTTTCTCTTCAACTGACTGCCATTCGCGAAAAGCGGTGGCATCCAGTTCCTCGTTCACATACGCAATTTTCTTTCCGAAATTTAAGAAAGATAGTATGTACCGAAGAAGAGCTGAGTCATGCGATTTGTAGTATTCATGATATTCCCTAAAAATCGGGGTATCCTTGAACGCTAACAAGAAGTCGTCAATAATGACGTCAGATCCTTTTGCACAGCGCTTGATTGAAATGATCAGCGCAGCACTAAGGTCCGCATAACTCCTCAGAACGCCGAAAAAGTCATTCCGTAACGACCAGATGAATTTGGTAATCACGGATTTCGGCTTCAGAGAATTTTTAATAGGTGAGTCCCCAAGTAAGGAGGTCCAGGCAACCGTGCAGTAGTCCACAATGGTTTGATTTTCACCGTGGTGCACGAGAGGCTGGGTTGCAAAGGGCTTTTCTGCGAGGTTTGCAGAGAAAGTTCCTTCGCGTGAGGGTATGGTAACCCTCGGGGTGTACGCCATTAAGCTGAAGCAAGTGCAGGCAGATCGCTGGGATCTATTTCAGCGTTGCCATAAATCAGCTTTGTGAGAAGAGGCCAGTGCATATCGACGGGCGTATGGAGTACAGGAGTAACTGGAGTCACAGAAATAAGTGACATCAGATTCTCCACAACTTTGTACGCACCGCCTTGAAGGGTAGCCCGATATGGGCCGCTCCATGCAATGGTCGTAACATGATCAGCATGACCAATCAACTCGCTTGCGTCGTCTTCCACAGTCATCACCGTGGTGAACTTCGCTGAGACGTTGGTCCGGCCGCCGAACTTATCTAACGCGTTGGGTTTATGATACACACCAACACGAATGTTAGTCGGCAGCAACGGGTCCCCACCGTTATAAGAGTATGTAACTTCAACGCCGTCGTTTTCCAACGACTTAACTGAAGCGACATCCCATAATGAGG